GATAGTAAAGGGGACTATTTTTTAAATAATTGCCGTTTATAGAACTTTCAGAAAATTCAAGTAGGGCAAGTAAAAATAGGGGCCGACAAGGGGGAAACAATTTTATTACAGATCAATCGCCCATTACTTATCGGCCCCTTTAAAAAATCATGCCTAAAAAGAAAAAAAAGAAGAATCCGGAGGGGCGTCCTACTAAATATAATCCGCTTTATTGTAAGCAGATTCTTGAGTATTTTGAGATTGAGCCGAGCCAGTTTAAAGATATTACTATAACCTATAAAGACGGCTCTACAAAAGAGTGCACGGAAGAAGAAGCAAGTCCTTTGCCTACCTTTAGAAAATTCGCAAGAAAAATCGGAGTTTATCACGATACACTTTTAGACTGGTGTAAAAAATTTCCTGAGTTTTCCTCCTCCTATAATAGAGCAAAAGAAGCGCAAAAAGAGTTTGTCATTGAGAACGCTTTAAGAGATAACTATTCCGGCTATTTTGCCGGGTTAATGATGAAAAATATGTTTGGGTGGAGAGATAAAAACGAAACGGAACTCTCCGGTAAGGTAGAGGGTCCACAGCCTTTTATTATGATCGTACCTCCGGAGAAAAAAGAAGATTATGCAAACCGAATTGGGACCACAAGAATCAACACAAACTAACCGCGTCTTAAGGCCTTTCCAGTATGATTATATTTTTTCAATGGGGAGGTATCCGGCTTTTATTGCGGCCTGGGGAACGGGTAAGTCTATGAGTTTGATAGGGCGCGCCATGCTCTATGCAAACGAGATCCCCAATAACCTAATCTATATCCTCCGGCGTGAATGGGTGGACCTTAAGGATTCAACGCTAAAGGATTTTGAGTTATATACCGGGCTTACCGTAGGAAGCGACAGGAATATAAAATTTCCTAACGGGTCCGTGATAATGTTCAGGCATATTGAAGAGTTAAACCGCGCCGGGAAGAATTTACAGAATGTAAACCTGGGCGCGTTTTTTATTGAGCAAGCCGAAGAGTTGCCTACGGACCGGGAGTTTTTTATCTTACAGGGTAGGTTGCGCCGCAAGGTCATGCCTAGTGAACGCTTTAAGAGTTTAGGCCTAGCCTATCATACAGGCTCTATCGTTGGGAATGTAGCCGGGGATAATTGGGTCAAGAAACTCTGGAAAGGTCAGGCGGATACGAATTTTCCGCTTACAGAAGCGACGACTTTTGATAACGCGGAGAATCTACCAAAGGATTTTATAGACGGTTTAGAGATATTGAGGCTTAAAAAACCTACTATCTATAACCGTTTTGTGATGAATGACTGGTCAGCCGAGGTAGAGGGCAAGGTATTTAATAACATAGAAAACTGCATAGCCGGGGAGAACGTAGAACCTCAAGCGCAGTTTCAATATAGCCTGGGTTTAGACTTGGCAAAGAGCGTAGATTTTAACACTATTATTATTTTAAACAGGCAAACCCGGCACGTAGATTATTTTGAGCATTGGAACGGGACGTCCTGGAATCTTACCGAGGAACGGGTCAAGGCGGTAGCCAAGAAATACAATAACGCTTTAACTGTCCCGGATTCAACGGGTGTAGGGGATCCGATAGTAGAGGCTTTGCAGAGGGCCGGGGTAGGCGTTTATTACACTCATAAGGACAATAGCGAGCTAGTAACTCCGGGGATCAAGTTTAATAGCATAAATAAAGAGAACATGATTGAAAAGTTAAAGGTAGCCATAGAACAGCGCCTTATAACTTTTCCGAATCATGAAATCTTAATACAGGAATTAAGGGATTTTGAAGTGCAGATGTTACCCTCAAGGACGTATAGATATTGCGCCCCGGAGGGCAAACATGATGATTGCGTGATTGCTTTAGCGCTTGCATTGTGGGGGATAGAGGGCGGTATGTATGATCCGGAATACAAAGAACCGAAGCCTCTTACAAGGGCAGATGAATTTTGGGGAAAAGTGAAACAGGACCAAGCAAGATTCGCGCAGAGATCACAAGGGGAGGAAGTAACAAGGGAAATAGCCTCCGAGGACGCCTCAAGGATATGAGCCATAAACAAGCCAAAAAGATACGCAGGGAAGTAGATAAGGCGGTAAGGGAAAGCCGTATTGAGATAGAAACCGAAATCAAGGATTACATTAACAAGGCTCCTGTTATGCAACGGATAAAGTTTGCCGGGTTAGTTTTGACGGGGAAGATATGAAGAACGAAAAAATCAAGCGGATCATAAAAGATGAGAAATGTAAAGAGTGCGAGTTACTTAAAAAAGAAGTCAAGTTTTTAAAGAACCTGGTAGATAGCCTTTTGATTCAGCGCGGAGCCTCGGCTATATCAATGGAGCCGGAGAAAATGGAAGAAATTAAAGAAGATCCGAAAGAATCTAACGGAAAAGACGGTAAGGTTACATTTGGAGAGGGTTAAACATGCCTGAAACTAAGCAAGCAACCGCAGAGGAATCAGTCTTAATCAAAGATATTATTGAAAAGAAAGACAAGAATCAGCAGGCGCGTAATATCTATGAGAGGAATTGGCTTGTCAATATCGCTTTCCTTTACGGCAAACAACATTTTATCGCAGAGAATAAAAGGATAGGCTCCGGATCAGAAGAGCGCATACTTTGGGAATTGAAGTCAGAAGAGCGCAAGAACAAGGTCAAGAGGACCGCGAATTATATCCTGCCTTTATATCGCTCCCTTTTATCCCGGTTGCTCCTGATGAAAGCCCATACCGACGTTGACCCGGCTACGAATAGCGAAGCGGATAAGTCAGCCGCCAGGGTAGGCAAGGAAGCTTTAGAGGATTTTTGGCAAATGGTGAATAAGAATAACCCGCGCCTTTGTCAGAAATATGCAAGCATGCCTATTATCCTGAATAAATCCTTTGGCTATACGTTAGCAACGGGCAGGTCATATCTTAAGCCTTATTTTAATCCTAAAACTATATCAAAAGTATTTATGGACGGGGAGGTAATATCCGGGCCAGTCGGAGAGGTAGAGTGCCAGGTATTGAATCAGTTTGACGTCTTTGAGGATCCGTTAGGTCAATGGAAGATAGAGCAGAAAATCCTCCCGGTTGATGAGATAAAGGCTCAATACGGGGTAGAGGTTAAGGCGGAGGATATAGGATTAAGCGATATAGAACAGCAGTTGCTTACTATGCTTGAGGGCGGCGCGCAGGAGAACGTCAAATATGATAATTGCGCCAGGGTGTATGAGTATTGGCAGATACCGAATGAAAAATATCCTGACGGGCGTTACGTTATTGTAACTCCTAGTAAAGTGATTTTAGATACCATTATTCCCCCGGAATACAAACTCAAGATTCCGTATTTCTCAATAGATTATTTAGACATCATGCTTTCCGGGTATCCGCAAGGCATGATAGATCAGCTTATATCTTTGCAGGAAGATTATAACTTTACGCTTACCCGGATTTACGCCTATAAGAAATGGTTTGCCGGAAAGCTTAAGGTCCCGAAAGATTGCAAGCTTGAAACTAAGTATGACGAGGAAGTAGGGCAGATTATTTATTATAAACAGGGATACGGCGAACCGCATTTTGAAGCGCCACCCAATCCTCCGCAATTCCTTTATGACGAATTGACGCGGATACGCCGGGACATGGAGGACATAGCCTCTGTCCATGACGCCACAAAATTCAATCAGAGGGATATAAGGAGCGGAAAGGCTATTGAGAGCCTTAACGAACTTGACAACGGGCAATTATCCCCGGTGTTGATGAATATAGAGAAGCAATTATCTTTCTTTGCCGAAACCGTCCTGGACATTATTGAGGCGAAATATACCGAGCCGAGGGTCCTGAATATAACCGGGGAGAATGAAGAGGCGGACGTGATGAGTTTTAAGGGCGGCGACATTCAGGGCAACCGCCGGATCAACGTAAGCATAGGTAGCAATATGCCTATGAATAAAGAGGCGCGCCAGGAGTTTATTATGCTTCTTGCGGAAAAGGGTTACATTGACCGGCCCAAAGCGTTAGAACTCATGGAATTTGGGGACCTGTCAAGCCTGTATAATTCCATTGATGAGCAGGCGCAAAAAATGGAGATTTCCGAAATCCTTAAGGCTGTGGTAATTGAACCTAACGAATGGGATTATCACCAGGCGCATATCAAGGTCCTTGAGCAGTATATCAAGAGCGATAAATTCAAGAAATTAGAGCCCATGTTACAGCAGGCGCTATTAAAACATAGATCGTTACATCAGCAGTTTTTAAGGCAAGAAATGCAAACGGCGGCGAACATGAATCCTGCAAGGCCGCAGGCGGAATTACCGCCACCGCAACAGCCGGGAGAGTAGAAATGCCTAAAGCACTAGAACAGGAATTAAAACTTGAAGCAATAAAGAAAGGTTTTACTCCGGATTCAAAAAAATTTGGCGCATATGTGTATGGAACCTTACGTAAGACAGGTTGGACGCCAAGCACGCAGAAGAAGTAACTTTATTAACGCAGTATCCGATCAAGGCTAGAGCCAATCGGACAAAAAAGGGGGAAACATGGCAGGCGAAAGAGTAGAAGAAATGGACGGAGCAGTTGAGGGAGCCTTAAAAGAGGAATCTAAACTTAATCCCGAAGAGCAAGCCAAAGAGCCGACAAAGGAACAACCGGAGAAGAAACCGGAATCCGAAGAAGCTAAAGGCACTCCAGGGAAAGAGGAAATTATAGAGGACCCGGAGATTGACTTGGGCTTGGACGCGGAGAAGAAACCTCTTAAATTCAAGCGTAGTCAAATTCTGGAAATGCACAAAGGGTCTATGTTACAGGCGGATTACACCAAAAAGACCCAAGAAATAGCGGCTGAAAAGGCACAGCTTAAAGAGGTAGTAGAAATTGTGGACTACCTTAAAAAGAATCCCGGTAAAGCCGAAAGGATCGTAAAAATCCTGGAAGAAAAAGAGGAACAGCTTGAGAAGCAGGAGGGTAAACTTGAGGCAAAAGAGGACGAGATAGACTTGCTCCTTAAGGATTTGCCGGAAGATGATCCCTACGCAAAAGCTTTGAGGGCGCAAAAGGCTATGGTCCAAAAAGCCCTTGACCTCAATAAAAGCTTACAGGATAAGTTAAGCCAGTTTGAAGCCAGGACAAACGCGGTAGATGAGAGCAAGATCCAAAGTGAAGCTCAACAAACCTTGCAAGAGGTATTGGGCGAAACTCAAAAATCACTCACCTTTACCGATCCAGAAGAGGCGGAATACTGGAAGAAGAGCGTGCTTACCTTGCTGATAAATAATCCCAAAGAATACTCTGAAATGAGCAAAGAGCAATTTGTGGAGTATTTTAAGAAGCTAGGTCAAAACGTCTATTCCGATATTAAGAAGATAGGCGAAAAGCACGTGGCAAGTTATATCAAATCCAAAGGTCCGGGAGCCGTGCCTGTGGCTCCGGGTGGGGCAGGATCGGACACTCCTAAAAAAGTGGGTATGGATAACTTGCAGGAAACACTAGAGGAAGAGTTTAAAAAACAGGATACAACCTAAAAGGAGAAACACCTATGGCTCTTACGATCAGTAACATTTCAGCAGTTTTAAAGAAAGTAATAATCCCTGTCATATAGAATCAGCTCCCGAAAGAGAGCGTTTTGTTTGACAAGGTGAAAAAGAATGTCGGGATAAGTATCGCGAATAACCAGATCTACATTGCGGCCCGGACGGGCAGGCATAGCGGTATCTATTCCGTGGCAGAAGGAACCGAGCCGTATTCTGGCAAGGCGAAATACGAACAGCCCTACACTTCAATGAAGTATACCTTTGGGACGTTGGAATTGACGGACCAGGCTATTGAAGCGGCGCAGAATGGCGACGTTAAAGCTATCGCGTCTATCCTTAATACCGAGATCACCGCTTTAAAAGACGATATTCGCATGGACGCAAACCGCCAAATGCACGGAGCCGGGGACGGTTTACTTTGCCTGGCTAACGGAACCGGTATAGGTATAACGACCTTGACCATTGACGGTAACCCAAATGGTGGGGACGGAACCGAATATCTGACCGAGGGTATGTATATTGAAATCGGAACTTCCGGCGCCAAGTGTATCACTTCTGTTGATTCAGCTACCCAGGTTACATTATCAGCCGCCGCAATATGGGGCGATAATGACGTTATTACCAAAGCTAGCGACGCAGAAATCATGGGCCTAGCCGGGATCATTGACGACGGAGATAATGTTGCTGTTATCCAGAACATTACCCGCGCCGCTTCTCCCTGGGCGAAATCCCATACCGAAGATAGCGCGGCGACATTGACCGAAGCACAGATGATAGACATATACCTTAAGACCAAACGTTACGGTGGGTCTAAAGTCGTGCTTATGGGTGTAAAGATGTTCGCGAAATACGGGTCCCTGCTTATTTCCATGAAGAAAACCGCAGATTTAAAAGAAATTTTAAGCGGCGGTTGGACGGGATTACAATTCATGGACGGTGTAGGTGTCATGCTTGATTTTGACACCTGGGACGGTTACGTTCAGTTTGTTGATTTTGACGCTCTTACGATTGCCGAAATGAGTGCTCCGTTTGTTTGGCTAGAAGCGGACGCGCACGGCGGT